TAAAGGACTTTTTAGATAATCAGACTTTGACTGATGCTGAAAAATCTTTTATATTAGGTTGTATAAATGCGCAAACAAAGTACCCACAGTTGACACATCGTCAATGGCAAATTGTGTGTGATATAGAAAAGAGATATAAAGATGGCAAAGATTCCAGGATTAAAACGGACTCCTAGCGGAAAAATTTCATATAGAGGGAAAACATTTGATGGATTCAACAAACCACGAAGATCAGACAGAGCAGAGAAAAAAGGCATGGTCTTGGCAAAAGAAGGAGATAAAGTGCGAGTCATACATTTTGGAGACTCTTCAATGGGGCATAACTACTCTCCAGAGGCACGAAAATCTTTTAAAGCACGCCACGCCCGCAACATCGCCAAAGGAAAAATGTCAGCAGCTTACTGGGCTGATAAAGTCTATTGGGCTGGACCTTCAGGATCTAAAAAGTCGCCTCCAAAGAGTCAGAAACATAGAAAAGGCTAATTGATGCTCAGTAAGATTCTAATCGGCATTTTAATAGCGATATTAGGCATGGGCTATTGGTATTACACTATTACTCAAACTCGTATTAGTATTTTAACTGAAAATAATGCTAAATTAGAGACAGCTGCTATGATTAGTGAAGAAAGCATTAAAACACTTACTCAACAAGCAGAGAAAAATCAACAACTTACTATTCAGCTTCAAACTGATTTGCAAAAAGCTGAAGCATACGGAGATAATCTTCGTCAAAAACTTAGAGAATTAGATTTACTCGCAGACGCACTTAAAGATGCGGCAAATTTAGAAGGTAGAATGAATGGAGCAACAGCTAAACTTTGGAGAGACTTCATGGAGAGCACTGGTAGTAGTAACGACAAGCCTCTTCCTAACTGGTTGCAGTCTGATCCCCGAACAGGAAGTCAAGATAGTAACTCAGACGCAGAAAGTAACAGTACCAATAGTAGCGAGACCCAAACCACTCCAACTAGTTGATACCAGGGTTTATGTGGTTAATAAAGATAACTACGACCAATTTGTAAAAGATTTTACAGAAGAAAACGGCGAGTTAGCTTATGTCGCTTTAGCTATTAAAGATTATGAAAATTTAGCACTTAACATAGCAGACATTAAACGTTTTATCGATCAACAAAATGAAATTATAATTTATTATGAAGCAGCGATGAAAGAAGGAGACGAAGATGGCACCAAGAAACCATAAAAACTGGATTGCACCGCCAAAAGTTGAGTATATTAGTAGTGATTGTTATAATAGTCATGAAGTATATAGGGCAGAACAAGAAATGATCTTTTCAAAGGTTTGGGTGCCTATGTGCCATATTTCAGAAATGTATAATGAAGGTAATTATAGGACAACACAAATTGCTGGGCAAAACGTAATTGCAGTAAATACTAGAGACGGTGTTAAAGCATACCGTAATCATGGGTTCAATTATCCTTCTGGTACAGTAGCTGCACCAATTGTAACCGTCGAACCACAACTACATTGTGAAGTAAAACATGGTGGGATGGTCTGGGTCACACTTGACCCTAACCCTACACAGAGTGTGGATGAATGGACTGCTGGAGCATTTGATTGTATTGCAGATGCAATTGATACTGAAGAAATGGAAGTGTTTCATTATCACAAGGCAGTAATTGATACTAATTATAAATTATGGCATGATACAAACAGTGAATTTTATCATGACTTTATGCACTACTTTAATCGTGTGTCAGGATTTAACGATGAATACTTTGCTAGAAAAAATATTCCTTTTGATAATGGTCATGTTAACGTGTCTAGCTTTACTGTTAACTATACTGAGTATGACGGCTTTGAGGATAGAGGGGAGTTATCTTTTCCCAATCTGCCGCCCAACCAGTGGTACATGGTCGACCTCTTCCCAGGGTTTAATTTCAACCTACGGGGTTCCGCCTATCGTTCAGACTCAGTAACGCCTTTCGGACCCAACAAAGTTCTCATAGAGTTTCGTGGTTATGGACTACGCAAAGACACACCCGAAGAAAGACAGACACGCATCAAACACCATAATTCTATCTGGGGACCATTTGGCCGAAACTTACACGAAGATTTAATCGGTGTTGCAGGACAAGGCACAACAATGCGTGAGGGTACAGAATCGAGAAACATTCTACACGGACGCCATGAAAATTCTACAATTCATGATGAAGTTGGAATGCGTCACTACTATGCAGAGTGGGGTAAGTTTTTAGGTGTCAACCCTTCTAATCCGCTAGCCCATTTACCCGAAAGTTTAGCGGCATGACCGAAACGAAGAATTGTAATAAGTGTGGATGCAGCTGTCATTGTAAGTGGGATTCTTGCGAGAATGGTGCTTGTGGTTGTGATATTTGCGATTGTGGTACTACAGCTGAAGAAGTTCCTTCTTCTTTCTTTACCCCAACTAATGTTGCCTCTGCATGAAAAAACAAATCAAATTTCATCTGATGCAGGATTTTCCTGATCAAATTGTACTCCCCCCAATTCCTACTAAACGCACAGTACCAGACTGGTTTAAGAAAACTCCTGCCTGGAATGAAGGTGATCAGACAGTTAAAAAATGTGTTCCATTCTTAGACGCCATAACAGCAGGATACATGATACTTAATCATGTTGATATTGTTATTAGACAACTTTCTGATATGTCTTTAAAACTAGATTTCATTGATGAAAAGCACAAAGCACTTATCTCTAAATGGCCCCCAATCGAGACTCATCCTATGAGACAAATACCCGGCTCTCCAATGGAATCATTTACAGTTCTCAAGTGGATGAATCCTTGGCGCATAGAAACACCTAAAGACTATTCACTGCTATTTTTACCTCCTTTAAACCGATTAGATAATCCTATTATCCCTCTCACTGGGCTTGTAGATACTGATACTTTTGATAATATAGTAAATATACCATTTATTCATTCTATGTTAGAGCCAGGAGGTTCAGAAATTATGATACCTGCAGGAGCTCCTATATGTCAAATCGTACCTATTCGACGTGATACTTGGAACTCAAAAGTTACATGGTTAGACAAACAAGAGCTACGTAAGACTAAGAAAAAACGTGAAGAAATGCAAAAAGATCGTGAAGATTGGTATAAAAACTATGCTCATGTAAAAAAGAACTATGACTGATTGTTTAATTGTAGGCGCAGGTTCGAGTAAAGATAAAGCTCATAGCTTTGATGATATTTACACTATAAGTTCTAATTTACATTTTCCATATGCTAACTGTATATTTGCTCAAGATGATCCAATCCTTGACCAAATACTACGAAAAAACATTGAAGGATTTACTACACAGCCCGTTTTTACTACTCCACAAAAGTGGAAAAAATATAAAGACTACTCAAGATGTTTACCTTTTGATTATAGGCATTTTTACAATTGTGGTAGTTTATCTTCGGGATTAAACGCCATTGTTCTGGCTCAATTCTTTGCTTTTAAAAGAATCTTTTTAGCGGGTTTTAACTTTGATGAAAAACCTGATCTTGATTATGACGTAAAGTTTGACACAATCAGAGGAGATAAAGTGAGGTATGAATTTTTATGATAGCTACAGTTTTAAACAATACATCGCACTATCACTATGGTTGTAAAAAAGTAATTCAATATTTAATCCAAGACTTACAGTCTTGTGGTTACACAGATATAAATCTGGTCGGTCAAATGACAAAAGAAATACAACAGGCCAGAAATATGTGCTATGAGTCTGATTTAGTAGTGTTAAATGGTGAAGGCACTATGCATAGTACTGCGTTAAAGAGGCGTGAGACTCCTGAGACGCTCTTAGAAACTTTTTCAGCAGCAAATTCAAAAGGAATCAAAACAGCACTTATTAACACTGTCTGGCAAAATATGAAGATTGAAGATTCTGTTGCATATGCGATTGAGAACTCGTATGTTTCTTGCCGAGAGACTTATTCTCATAAACAACTCAAAATAATTAAAAAAGATGTAGATATTCACCTTGACCTTAGTTATTTTGTAGATGTACCACAAATCGAAACACAACATTCAAATAGACTTATAGGCAAATTTTTTCAAAGACAAGATTCTGAATTTAAAAATTTAGATATTTTTACAGAAGATTGGAATATAGTTGTAAATAAGCTAAGAAATGCGTCTTGGTTTATCACAGGGCGTCATCACGAACTTTATGCAGCTTGCAAGGCTCGTTGCCCATTTACTGTTTTTCGTGGTAATACATGGAAGAATGAAGCACTACTTGCTACAGCAGGAGTAGATATACCTACTTTTGACATGCTTACAACAGATTATCAATTTGACCGAGCTGTTGAAGAATGTCAAGATTTTGTAGATGAGTATGAAGAATTATTTACTTGGATGGAAAATCAACCAAAATTTACACTTAAAGGAAAAATTAATGAATATAGATAAATTAAGAGAAGAGATTGAATATGATGAAGGAAACGTGGAAGAGATCTATTTGGATCATCTCGGTTTGCCTACTTTTGGCATCGGTCATCTCGTTAGGGAATCTGACCCTGAACACGGATGGGAAGTTGGTACAGCCGTCAGTAATGATAGATGCGTTGAAGCCTTCGAATCAGATATCAAAACAGTCTTGTCAGATTGCTACAAGTTATACCCAGACTTTGACGATTTGCCAGAAGAAGCTCAA